TAAGCGGTGGGCACTTCCAAGGGTCAGATCTCACAATTGCCAGCGCTGCATGCTAACATCTGCGCCCCCTCAACGTTATCTGTTACTTCTTTAAGCTCGCTCCAGTTGATCGTGGGGATCTTGGCTTTGAGCTCGTTGTACTCTTCTTCGGTGCACTCTTCGTACGGAGCTTGGCGATATGTTCCACCGTCGTACGGGAGATAGCTAACTCCGCTGATTTCTCCAAAATGGTCCCAGGTCCAGGCTCCAACACTTGGCCAGTCTGACTCGGCAACGGAGATGGTGACAGAGGGTTTATGCTCACACCAGTGTCGTTGGTAGGTGAGCCAGAGCTCGAGGTGTTCGATAGGCGTGATATCGTCTCTAGTAAGTCCGTCTGGAGCTCTTTGAGGAAAACTGAAGACGGTAGTTTGGGTTGGCTTGTAAACGCAGTCTTCAGCTGGAACTCCTTGTCCAACAAGGAATTGGGTGAGAGGATCTTTTTTATCTCCTCGCACTCTTCGGATATAGAATTTAGCATGGCGAGGGTGGATGCCGCTCGCCGAATCAACGAGCTGGGATACTGTTCCACTTGGCTTGACGCATGTGATAGAAGCGCTCTCAGGGATTCCGAGAGCTGCTGCCCATTCTTTATTTGTTGCTCTAGCGCATTCTCTAAGTTCGTCCAATAAAACATTTAATTCGTCTCCTTGTCTTGTGAGAAGGGGGTTGTCGTAGATCCCGGTAAGTGAAACACCCAATAAACGTTCTTCCTCGGTATTGCGTTGCCACACTTTTCGCAGGTAAGGAAATTTTGTGAAGGTGGCTTGAATTGTACCAAGGATGGTGGCGAGCCGCACTTTTCGCAATAATGTTTCTTTGGTGTCGTCATGTCTTACCACCACTTCAGAGAGGTTACAAAATTGGTAGGGGCGAAGAACAATTTCGGAGCAAGGATTGGTCCCAAACTCAAAATTAGGATCACGATGACCATATTTAGCCACTGTTTTCTGAGCAGCTTCACGATTAAATATCCCGCGCTCACCGGAATGAGAATTGTAAAGGCTAAGCCATTCTTCCATAAACTTTCCGACTGTAGGAGTTGTGCTATAGACTGCTGAGTTATTGGCAAGGGCTCTGTGTGGTGCTGTGTCCCACCACGGTCCGGATTTTGCATGTCGAATTCTTTCATCATCGAGATCAGATAACGAGATCATTGCAGAGCGACGTACGCCACCCACTACAACCACCTCACCAATTTTACACATCAGGTCGTGGCACTCCAGTGAGTGCAGGCGACGACCTTTTGCGTTTTTAAAAATGTTAACAGTAAACTCAAACAGGTCTACTAATGGTTGCGGCCCAGAAGCTCTTCCACCAAATGTTTTGAGTCGTGCTCCGGCGGGGCGGACATTGCTGACGTCCCACTTTGGGATTTCTCCAGCCCAGAGGTGTGCAAGGAGGAGTCGGAGAGACTTAGCCCATCCTTCTTTGGAATCGTGCACGGCAATGGTATGTTCGGAATCGAATAAACGGTCTGGCACTTCCGGCAACTGACTAATATACTTTGACTCGACTGAGAAACCAACTCCAGTGCCGCACAAGAGGATAAACATCGCTTCGTCAAACGACTTCGGATCATCCACTGGGAGATAGCTGCAGTTATAGACGCAAGTATTGTCACGATCGGCGCTCTTTCCTGCCGTCATCATGGCTCGCATGGACGGCATTAGTTCTAGGTTAACAATAGACTTATACAAGTCTGCTTTTAATTCGGTGTTGTCTGTAATGGCTGGGGTACGACTAAAAACGTATTCAACAAAACGGGTTACTGTTTCTGGCCATGTCTCACGACGGCTTTTGTCATCTTGAAATCTGGCGTAACGGCTGGCAGCTATATATTCTTGGTATTGATCCAATTTATTATTCTCTATGTTATATGGTGGATAAAAAAGGGAGGCCGCAGTTTCTACGGACACTCCCTGTACTGCTATACTACTAACTACTTATACTGCGAAGTCTGCAGCGGCTGTTGTAGAGCCACCAAACTTCTCACCGTCCGCTAACTTCTGAACGTTGTTTAAACCAGCGGCAATGCCCTTAGATCCGCTTGTATCGTATGGATACAATGTGATTGAGGCACGACCGTAGCAACCGCTGTAAAACTCGCTGGTGTCGATAATTGGATTAAGATCCGCATCTACGATACCAGGTTTTTCATTAGAGCTTGCGTTAATGAAGTAATGACCTGCGTATGCTGGATCATCTTTCTCTGCATCACCGTCACGCAAACCGCCTTTAAGCGTCTTAGGAATTGAGCCGCCCCATACAGTTGCATTAGCTACTTTGGTGTCCTCAAATGCTTTCTTAAAACGTGCTACTGTGTCTGTATCAGACTTTGGAATTAAGATTGAAACTGAATACTTTAATGTGCCGTTAGGTGTCTCACCTGGAGTAAACACATTGGCGTAAGAAAAACGTACTTTACCAGTTACAAACTTAGTCTTGATTGATTTTGTTGCCATAATAATTATTACCTTTTTAACATAAAGACCAGACTTCAATAGGGGCTGGCCTGTCTACCCTTACATATACTAATGCAAACTTCTACTACTTTTTGATTTCATAATATGAGATACTTATGCGTCGTACAAAATGCCTAGTTGACTCATTGCCTGTTGCATTGCTAAAGCCTTCACAAAGTCTGTATGAATTGAAGACTCTTCTAACATTTCAGGCTCTTCTGCTATGTAATCTAGAATGTCATCAATTGCTATTCTAAGTTCCAGCACACTCTCTCGTTGCCCGCTACCTGGTAATCCATCAAAATCTTTAAGATATTTATCTATCAAAAGATCCGGTACTTCAAATTCAGAACCGTAACAGGCTACCTGCATATTGTCTCCTATTTAGCCACCATAACCAATCCGATATTGCCTAGGGCGTACCCTAAAAACATGATGCCTGTACCAGCGCTGCCTTTCCAAAACTGCTCACAGGCAACATAAAAATATACCACACCCATTGCTGCAATTAACCATGTGCTCATTTGAAATCATCCCCCACGGTTTCTTTGACACGCACCAACTTGGGCTCACCGTCTGGTCTTAACACTAACTCACCTAACCATGCGGCGACTTGCTTGTTAATCTTTTCCAATGAGGCTAGAGATTTGAGCTTTGGGGCCTCCCAAATAATTTCTGAGGGTAACCCCTTCTCAACCAAAACGGTGGCCGCTAAGGCCGTATCAGAGATCTTACGATGGGTCTTTGTGGTTGACAGCTTGTAACCCGGTGGCACGATGTTTTCTGTGACCGCTCTATTTAAGGCAAACTCCTCAACATCATTTGCCCAAGTGCGTAGCTGCTGGGCTTTTACTAAGACTTCGCTGACTTCTTCTTCGCTAAGGAGGCGGGGGTTTTTGAAATCCTGCTTGGCAAGCTCGGTGTTGTAATCGCTTCTTGCACGACACTGCGCTTTTGCCCTGCAGAACTGGCACCACTCGCCGGGGACGAACTCGCCTGCGCCGCTCCACGCTTTTTTGGCTTTGGGTTTGACGAAGTAGTTGGCCCAGTCAACGAGCTTGGCGACGGTTGTGCCGTCCGTAGAGATGCTATCAAGGCGAGGCTGGTGGATCGTGTAACTGACTTCTTTGATCTCTGGGAAGTCTTCTTTGAACTTGCTGTACGCTCCGAGGGCGTAGAGACGGAGCTGCGGGTTGTCTTGGGCTGAGACGGGGATTCCTTTTCCAAACTTAAGGTCGATGACCCGAATGGCGTGCTTAGAAAGTATAACCACATCGGCTGTACCAAAGCCGTCAGGAACCCAGTCACTGAAGTCCACACGTTGCTCAAACAGCGGGGTATCGCCTTCACCGATTTGAGAGCGGACATATAGTACGTAGCTATCGACGTGAGCCTCGAAATCGTCGTTGTAGTAGGGTGTTGCTTTGATGGTGCTAACTTCATTTTCATACTCCTCGGTTCCAATTTGTCCAAAATGGTATCTTAGTTTAACTTCTGCCAGTGAATGCGCCGTTGTGCCCTCTTGACTAAAATCAAATGCGCCTGCTGCGCGTTTTTGTTCTGGGAGGGTTGCCTCAAGTTTGGCACTGGGTGTACAAGATAGCCACCTTTTAGAGCCTGAAGCGGATAGAAGTGCGTGTGCGGTCATTTTAGCCTTTTTAGTCTGTTTAGTTTTGTTATTTCGTACATATACTAATGCAAAAAACGAGCCATTTAGACTCGTCTTTTTGGGTAAAACTGAAAAAATAAATAATTACTTTTTTAGGGCGGCAATCAAATCACTAATCTCTTTATTAAAATCAATAGATATTTCTTGCTTTACTGTAGACTTTACTTCACGATTGTCTTTATAATCATCGGGATACTGTCCCCGTAGTGCAATTTCTGCCACTCGGCTGTTAAATGCCTTGTTTTCTACGTTGGCCAACATCATCATTTCCCAGTAGCTTTGTCCATAAGTTGTTGCCATATCCATGGTCTCAGCAAAAAATGGATCTTCTTGTTTCCATTTAGCCGCTGTGGCCTTGCTAATATTAATGGCGGAATACATAGATTTTTGGGACGCACCTTGCCTACCCATATCTAAAATAGTCTTGGCCATTTCTTCGGTAAATTTCTTTTTAGCTGCCACACTTCCACCTTTTCAAGGCTGCTGCTTTTCTTGTTGGTTTGCCGTTCTCGTCCTTCATTGGGCCTTTAACGCCGCTCATACGAGCACAGAATGAGTCTTTACGTGAGCCACCTTCAGGCTGTGGTGCCTTGAGGTTTGATCCGTTCTTAGCATTGTACGCCTTACGACCGGCTGCAGTCATGCCAGCGCCTTCATTAGTGCTTAAGTAATGGCGGCTTTTTCCTGTGGTTGTTTTTGCAATTGGTTTGTCATGCTTAACCGAACCGCCGTCAGCCATTTTAGGCATCTTCTTAAAGTCGTCCATTACTTTTTCTTTGGAGGCTTAGCTGTCTTAGCTGCCTCTTTAAAGTTACTAGCTGTAGGGGCGCCAGCCGCACCCGGCTTACGCATCTTTTCGCCTGAGCCCGCTGCGATGCGCTCTCTCTTTTTTTGAATATTTGCGTACAATCCGGGTTTAGCTGCCATGGTTTTTCCTTAAAATACAATGCCAATACCGTTGGCACGTTTAACGATTTTAGTTAGCTCACGTTCATTGGCATCGCTAACAAACTTATTAATCTCAATGGCTTTTTCCAAAATTTCTTCCATTGTTGGGAAAGCCGGAGCTAATTCTGCTGTTTCTTTTGTTGTCTTGCTAATTATTTCCCATGCTGCCAAGTTGGCCTCATGTTGTTTGATCATTAGATCTTTTGCTGTGTTAAATACGCTGAATCTTAACTCGTATGGTGAAACCATGGTAAATCTCCTGTGTGTGTTGTGTGTTGTGTGTATAAAAAACGCCGGATTCTATGCAGGTGTCCGGCAACCTGTAGCCTTATTTATAGCTAGGGTGGATAACGGAGAGCTTCACAGCTAGTCCTTTCCTATATATACTAATGCAAAAACTATCTAAAAACCGCCCTAATCTGGTATAATTATTGTCTTTTTGGGTTTGGACGGGGGTGTTTTGTTTAGGGCATTGTGTAAGTGAGGCATGACATCATTGAGCATCATTTTGGCCATCGCCGCAGCCTTTTCCTGATGTTCAATTTCCTGCATGGCCGTTGTCATCTTGGCCTTGCGCTCGACTTCTGCAATAATGTTGTTGCTGATACCCGCTTTTTTAAGAAGTTGTTTCAGGTTCATTATTCTTAGTTCCTATGATAGCTTGCATTTGTGGAATGCACTGGTTCTGAATTAAGTTAATGTAAGTCACCAAGGTAACTGCATCGGTTAGCAGTGGCTTGTTCAAAATGTTTAACAAATTGTTTACATCGGAAACTTTAAACTCAAACTTTAAAATCTCGTTGTCATACTGGGTATTGTTTACTTCTGTTACTTGGGCGTCAATTACTTCGCTCATTTTTTACTTCCTTTCTTTTTCTTTGTGTCAAAAATATCACTAAGTATACGTTCTCTTGCTGCTAACTTCTCTGGGTCGGTGCAGTACTGATCCAGTTCAAACTTGCGACTGTAGGTGTCCATTAAATCCCACATACGCATTTCTTGGATTTGCTTTAAACCAAGCAGAGTATTTGCCACTTCGTCCTCTGTCATTGGTTTTTTGGCATCTCCATGATACCGGTAAAATGTATCTAAATCATCGACAATTTGCCACGCCTTCATAATGGCGCTCTCTAAATCAATTCTAGTGTTGACACTCATTTTGCCTTCCTCGCTTTTTTAACTGCCTTCTCAAACTCACCATGTACAAAGTACCATTTGCTAAGGGCCTGTATGGCCACTACGGTTTCTTTGAACGCCTCCACGTCATCCTCGTGCATCTCATCCGCACGTTTTAAATCTTCTGTTAGGCTAACGTAGTCCTGTACTAATGCCTGTTGCACAATCGTATCCGTAAAATCATCATCAATTTCTAAAATCATATTGTATCTCCTTCTTTAACTGGTAAACAGGCTCCGGCGCTATATTTAACTGCTGGTGGAACCGGAACTTTTAAATATACTTGCATCATTTCCTCGCACATTGTTTTTGAAACTAATTGATTGGCGTTTGTAAATTTACAACCTTCGCTGTTGCATATAATTACAACAAATAAATAAGAAATCATTTTCCACACTCCATTTTTATACGTTTGGAAATTTCCCGGTCAATGTACCAGCGGGCCTTGCGTAAATCCTCTACTGCATCCTTTTTTAAATCACAGCGCCAAATATATTTTAGGGCGTTGCCAAGGTTAAAATCCATGTGCTCCGTGATCTGAATACAATCAATGCCGGATGGGTGGCTGGTGTAATGTTTTGGGTGGTTAACTGGGTCTTGCATCTCTTAGCTCCTTAATTTGTTTTTCCATGATCTGTAACTCTTCAAGGCTATCACACACCCAGATCCCCAAAATATCTTGATAGCCGCTAGTGTCGAGATCCTCAACACCAGTAATTGATTCCATGACATAGTGGCCTTTGTATTTGTGCTCAACAATAAAATAACTCATAGCTTTAGTTCTTTCTTAATAAAATCAACGCCCTTTGAGAAATGGTACCGCCAATACTTTTCTGTGACCCCAACATCTGCGTAATTTAATCCATCTAAAAAAGCATCAATTACAAACTGCTGTTTGACTGGCATTTTGTCTGCAATCAATCTACGTATGTCTGCAATGTCTTCCTGGTTCCACAACAACCACCCCTCTGTACTTAAAAAATTGGGCGACTCTAGCTCGTCCTGTTCGATGGGGTCGACATCCTCATCGGACAATCTAGGTGCCACTAGGGATACTTTGTGTTTGGTTTTTGTTCTCATAGTTATACTAATGCAAAATTTAGGGAGTTTAGAAGAGCATCTTGTAAATTTATTTTTCCGTCCAATACCTTTACGACCTGTTCATCAATGCTTTTGGCTATGGTTAGGTGATGTATGATAACCGGTTTTTCTTGCCCTTGGCGGTAGATCCGAGCATTTGCCTGGATGTAGTTCTCTGAGCTCCATGGTAAATCGAACCAGACCGTTTGTGCTGTGTCTCCAACGTTGCACTGTAGATTAAGCCCAATTCCTCCTGACGCGGGATGGGCAAGGAGCATACGAATCTCGCCACGACGCCACGCTTCAATGTTGTCATGGTCCAGCACCACCGCCTGTGGGAACTGAAGACGTATTCGTTGCAAGCTATGTTTGAAATGATAGAAGACAAGCGTGGGACTTGAAGATTCTTCCATGACCGACTCAAGGAATTCCAGTTTAGAGCGGTGTACTTCTTGTGCCTCTCCCTCCTCATTATAAACTGCTCCCGATGTGAATTGGAGCAGTTTGTTCGCCAGTGCCGCTGCTGTTGGAGCTGTGATTTTTTCTTTCTTGACCTCAACAACCATGTCTTTTCTAAGTTGGTCATACTGGTTCCTTACGTTCTTGTCAATGTTAATCGAATGGTATAGCTTGGTGCACTCCGGCAGTTGCAGATAATCCTCTGCCTTCAGTGAGTAGCAAATATCTGAGACCTTTTCTTGGATCTGCAGGTCGGCGCCCAGCTTTGGTTTCCATGAGTACACAACACGGGTGTGCCTGTTTATCTGATCCGGCTCTAGGTACTTGTCCCTAAACTTGGTCAGTGATGTTTCCAAACGCTCTCCTAGGTCCAGTATACCCACCTGGGACCAGAGATCGGCCACTCCCTGAGGGGTTGGTGTACCCGTGAGGATTAAACGCCGTGAGAAGCCTCGTAGGTGTTTTTTCAATGCCTTGTATCGCTTAGTACTCGGATCTTTAAAACGGCTACTCTCGTCTATGATTAAGTTAGTGAACACTAACTTGTCTGAAAGGCCACAGAGCCACGCCACGTTTTCAAGGTTTATCAGGTAGATGTCCGCCTCAGCGTTTAACCCAGCTAATCTTTGGCTTGGGCTTCCCATCAACTTGGATACTCGCAGGTGATTCAAATGTTGCCACTTCTGCGTCTCCTGCTCCCATACTGTCTCCGCTACTCTCTTGGGGGCTATGATCAGTGTCTTGCCCTCGAATTGCTCCGCTATGATTGTCAACGCTATTACTGACTTGCCCAAGCCCGGGACAAGAAACAAACCCAAGTTCGGGGTAGATTTTGCCTTTTCCACTATGTCCCGCTGGTATTGATGCAGCTGATTTCTTTTTAACATTTTCTAATTGTTTTGCTATACGAATAAATTCTTCATCCGTAAAAGCACCTTTCATATTATTAAATTGCCAAGTAACTATCCTAGAATTTTCTGGAGTGTAGTTAGGATTATTGGGATCTATTCTATCTAAAGACGCAGTATTTGGTTGTTTTGTTTTTGTGGTTAACTTATCTCCGGTGGCTTCGCAAATCCCTCGCGTAATACGTTCTATTACCCAGTCTAAGGTAATAGTTACAACACCATTTGTCGGCATCCTACCTGATGCCACTCTCGATGGTGTGCCTATGCACCTACCTTTAGCGTGACCCAGTAGGTGTGTAGCTAATCTATTTGCTGTTCTTTCGTTACCAGACCGGTCTGTAAAGTTATGTTTTTTAAAAAGCTCGGGCTTTAACCAATATTCAACATAGTACCCGTTG